GATATCAAGCCCGTCCATCCACGATACGACTTCCAGTTCCGTTTCCCCGAGGGTGGCGTACAGACTCATGCGGGAGACCTCCTTGCGTGATCCCGCTCGTATCGGGACATCAGGCGCTCAAACTCGACGAAGCTGAGACTCATGGCCTCCTTCACCTGCTCGCGCACACCTCCACCGCCCTGGCCAACATGAATGACAGGCGCGAAGGTGACGTTCACACCTCCTCGGCCAGCTCCGACAGCAGCGCCAGCTCCACCCCCGGCGCTTCGACCGGCAAGAGCCTGGAGCGGAACCGTGGGAAGGTTCGGCGTAGCAGCCTTCGACATTTCGCCAGCCGCGCGGGCCACCTCTCCGGCACTTCCCTTCATGCCTACGGCAAGACCGGCCCCGAGCATTCCGCCCAGACCGGCGAAAACGCGCGAGGGAGACCGGATGCCAAGCAAACTCTTGAACGAGCCGACGACGTTTCCGGCAAGCTCGGAAAGCCCTGATTTCAGGCTCTCCCACCCTTGCTTGAGGCCGCCGAGCAGGCCACCGACAATCTGCGCGCCGAGCTTGACAAACTCCAGCGGCAGCATGGCCAGGCGAAGAGGGAGGCCAATAACAAGCCGGATAATAGTGCCGATGGCCGATCCGAACTTTTGCCCCAGCGACTGCGCTGCTCCGCCAGTATCCTCAACAGGCTGCAGCAGCGCCTTCACCCAAGACCAGACCTGGCCGAGCGCATCCGCGACCGGCTTCACAATCCATGCGACCGGAGCAAAGGCTGTGCGCATGGCGTCGCCGACAGGCTTGAGCGCCGAAGACAAGCCCTGGAACATGCCAACAAAGAACCCCTTGATGGGCTTCCAGAACTTCCAGATCAGGAGCGCGGCCCCGGCGATGGCAACGCCGATCCAGCCTATGGGGCTGAGCAGTATGGCGCGGCCAAGCCAGAGAACGGCCTGCCCGATCATGCGGAACGAAGAAAAGAGAGCTTTCCCGGCCACAACGGGGCTGCGTAGCGTGGCGCGCCCCCACCACAAGGCGGCCTGACCGGAAGACTTGAGCCCAGAGACAAGACCTCTCCCGGTGATAGCGGGAAGCGTCCGGAGCGACGATCCGAAACGCAGCGCGCCCTGCCGGGCCGACTGGAGACCTGCGGAGAAAGAGCCGGACAAAGTCGCGCCAGAGGCTTTTGCCGAGGCGGCAATGGCGGCCAGGCGAATCTGGGGAACCTTGAGCGGACCGCCGAGACTCGCAATGCTTCCCATGTGAGAGGCCAGCCAGCCGGAAGCTGCGGACAGCCTGCCGGTCACCGCTGTGAACTTGCCGACGTTGCCAGCCTGCATGGCCATCATCGCGCCCTGGACGGACGTCTTAATGGACCGCCAGCGGGCTATGCTGGACCAGAGGCTGCCGCCGAGAAGGTGATACCCGGCCCTGGCCGCGAGGCTTGCGGCCTTGAACGTCAAGAGCACGGCGGCGGCCTTGCCAATAGAGGAGACCAACGCCGGATTCTCTGCGGCCCAATCGGCCATCGCAACAACGAGAGGTCGAAGAGTGGAGAACATTTCCCGCAGTGCGGGGAGCAGCGCCGACCCAAGGTTGATGCTTAGCTCGGACACTGTATTCTTCAAAAGCTGCAGCTCGTTCTCGGTGGTCGCCGCTCTGGCTGCAAACTCGCTCTCCATAGAGCCTTCGACGCGCGGAAGGACGGCAAGTGCGTCCGTGTAGGTCTTAACAGACCCGGCCAATACGGCCACGTCGTCGGCGTATTCGAGACCAAACATATCAACCAGCAGGCCGGTGCGCTCCGAGTTCGGAATCTTCTCCAGGGCCTTCAAAAAGCCGACAACTGCGCCCTGGGCGTCGGTGGCGATGGACTTCTTGAGCCCCTCCGCCGACATGCCCATGGAGGAGAGCGCCTCCTGGAACTTCGCGCCCTGCTTGTCGGCGGTGGCCAGTTTGGTCAACATGCCGTTGATCGCCATTCCGGCCACTTCCGGCGGCTTGCCAAGAGATATGAGCGCGCTCGAAAGGGCGGCTGCGCTGTCGGCGCTCAGGCCGAACTGTCGCGCGACACCGCCGACACGAGACAGCGCGCTCACGATATCCCGTGCCTTTGCCGGGGATTCGTTGGAAAGTTGGTTGATCACGTCGCCTAGGTGGCCGATGCTGCCGATCGGAATCTGATAGACGTTCGCGACCTTGGCCATGGAATCGCCAGCCGCTTCTGCGGACATATCAAAGGCGACAGCCATCTTGGCCGTGGTCTCTATGAAGCCTGGCAAATCCTTGAGAGCCACGCCGAGCTGCCCGCCTGACGCCGCGAGCTGAGCCAACTCGGTGGCGGAGAGAGGGATTCGCCTGGAGAGCTGCTTGATACTACCACCAAGCCCATTCAGCTCCGCCTCCGACCCGTCGACAACCTTGCGCACGTCGGCCATGGCGGACTCAAAGGCCATGGCGGATCTGGTTGGAGCTGCGAGGGTAGCGCCCAGAGCGGCAACGCCAATGGCCTGCCCCCACATCTCTCCCATGGCCGCACGGTGCGACGCGGCCTTTTCCTGGGCGCGGGTCAACCCTTCCAGATTGAGCTTCGCGGATTCAATGCTTTTGCCCAGCCGGTCATATCTCTTGGCCAGGTCGTTAGGCACCCGGCCAGACGCGCGGAGCCGGGCCACCTCGTCGCCCAGGCGCGCATGCTCCCTGGAGGCGTCCTCCACCTGACCGGAAAGCCGGTGGACGGACTGCCCCAAGGATTGCAACGCGCCCTGGGCGGCGCTGGTGGTCGCTGAGACCAAAAGACCAAGAGTGAGGGACGATGCCACGCGATGTCCGGTTATTCGCCTGCTTCCGCTTTAGCCTGGCGGGCCGCCTCGGCCAGCCAGAGCCGCAGCTCTTCAAGGGTTAGCGCGTCTATTTCGGAGGGTTGGAAACGATACCACCGCGCCAGTGCGGCGGCTGCCTGCCACAGATCAGGAAGGGGAATCCAGATATCTCTGAAACGCGGCCTGGAGCTTGCGGAAGTCCGCAAGCCCCATTTCCTCCATATCCTCCGGCGTCATGGGAGGCTCGCACAGGGAGGCCATCAGCCTGATCTCCTGATCCGCTTCGGTTCCGCCGCCGCGCTGGGCCAGCTTGAGGTCGCGCACCTTGGGGGAGCGCAGGACGATTTTCTTCACGACGGTGCCGTCGGGCAGGGTCAGATGTTCCGCCAGGGGAATCTCATTTAATTTGGACAAGACTAGCCTCCGATGTTCTCGTTGTATTCAGCCAGGAGGTCTTCGCCCCCGGCCTTGTAGATGTTTTCCAGCACGTCGACCTCGACGATATCCTCACCTCCGGCGGTGATCTTCATGTAGTAGGCGACGAACTCCGTCTCCATTTCGACGTTCTCGTGCTGCTTCCAGTTGCCGCCGGGGAAGGTCTTGAAGGCCACGGTCAGCAACGCGACGACAGGAACCTCGTCGGTGCGGCCCTGCGCCGTCTGGGCGTACAGGCTGCCTCTGAGCTGCAGCTGCACGGTCTTGAAGGGGTTTGCGGCTTTCTTGAGCACGTCCGGATACAGGGAGGCCCACTTGACCTTGCCCTCCAGCTTTTCGAAACCGGCGAACGCCTCAATGCTGCCCACCATGCCCAGAGCCTTGTGCTCGGACATCTTGGCCTTGATCTGCGGCAGCTCCACCTCTTCGGCCCGGCCAAGCAGGCTCGCGCCGTCAATGTAGACGTTCGCGTTGGTGATGCGGTTGATGGCAATCTTGCTCATATACGCCTCCTGTTACTGCCCAAGGGTCTTGAGCAGGTTGATGTCGATCACGCTCTCGAAGGTGATCCGCTCTGCGGGAGTCGGCGGCATGAACGTGATGTCGAAGGTCAGATGCCCGTTGCCCGTTTCGGTCGGCGGGTTCTTGGCCGGATCATAGGTGCAGGAGCCGTCGACCAGCGCGCCGCGACCGATCAGCGTCCGGATGAACGAGTTCACGGTTCCGCGAATGTCGTCGATCAGGGCGTTGTTGATGGGGAAGTCGATGAACTGCAGCATGGCGTACTCGACAGACTCGTGAAGGATGTCCGCAGTGCGGCGCACGTTGATGAAGTTCTTCGGGTGCGAGACGGACGGCCATGCGGCGGAACGGTTGCCCCAGGCGCGCAGGCCGGTGCCGAAGCTGTTGAACACGGTCACGATGCCGTTTTCGTTCAGCAGGTTGGCTTCCGTCTGCGGGTCGTTGATACGCGCGGAAATGCTGCGCTCGGCCCCGGTGATGCCCATAAACTCCGTGTTGGAAGGGCTCCACCAGTATCCGTTCTCGACGTCCTTGCGGCAGATCACGCCAGCAAGACGCTGGCTCATGGGCTCCAGGCGCTCCGAATCGGTGGCGGTATCATATACCTTCAGATGGGGATAGCAGAGCACGGCCCGCTCGCTGGAGGTGTTGAAGTTGATCTCGCCCATGGGGCCGCGTCCGGCGATCACCTGCTGCGGGGTCAGCCCGACAGGGGCGTCGATCAGCGTGACCGCGCGCAGCTTGTGCGCCATGCTGATCATTTCCACGGCCACGCTGTTCTGGGTGCAGTACACCGGGGCGATCAGAATCTTGGCGAAGAAGCCGAACAGGTTGTAGGTGTCGTCCAGGGCCTTCATACCGGTGCGAATGCCGCCTTCGGTCACGGTTCCGATCAGGTCGGAAGGCAGGACGGCGGTGGGGTCTTTGTGCTCGTAGCTCACGAGCAGGCTCGCCCCGGAGGCGATACCGGCCCCGTCGATACGGGTGATGGTTCCCGCGTCGGCGTCGTAGGTGTAGTCCGTCCCGGCCACGTAGGTAGTTACGCCGTCGGACGACTTGACCGTCGGCGCGCCGTTCCATGCCGGGTACGCGGCGGTTCCCACATCCCCGGACAGAACCATCTCCTCGTCGGTTACTGTAGCCTTGTGGACCGAAGGGTCCAGCACGTTGATGACGATGACCGTGCCCGCGCCCTGGTCAAAGATCGCGTCAAGGGCCTGCGGAATAGTATAGTTTGTATGCGCCGTCCCGAACTGTGCTGCATCGCTGTCGGACAGGACAATGGTGGGCTCGTTCACAGGCCCGGCCGGAGCCGTCCCGATCAGTCCGACAACGGCCGACTTGACCGTGCGAACCGGGCGAGGCCCCTTGTCGATTTCGATGGTCTCAACACCATGCAAGTAATTGGCTGCCATGGTTTACTCTCCTTTGCTCCGCTTTTTCTTGGGCGCGGCGGCCGGTGCGGGCGTGAGTCGCCCCTGAGCCACAAGCGCCGACACGTAGCCGGACTTCTCCGGCAGCTCCACGGGACGGCCGGGCCAAAGCATCACCTCGCGGCCTTCGATGGTCACGCCGGAGGGAGGCCCGGAATAGATATAGGTTTTCATTCGACGTCTCCTTTGAATGTTACTGTTTGCAAGGGAACTTCGACCTCTTCTCCGGCCACGCTGCCCACCAACACCTGGCGCGCATTCCACGCCAACGGCAGATACAGGAACCCGGCGTCGAAGCCGGGACGCGGGGCATTGGCCAGCTCAAGCTCGCGTACGCACCCAGGGGGCAGCCACCCGGCCAGAGAGCCGTACAGGCTGGAAATGAGCTTCGCGGCGTCTTCTCTTGCCGCGCTCCCCGTCTTCTGCGCCCTCGCGTTTCTCACAGCCAGAACGGTCAGCCATGACGTTTCGATCTCAGCTACAGCCCCGTCGGCCTGAACCACGCGATAGCCGTCATAGATCACATGCACCGCCGGGGTGTGCTGTGCGGCCTCGCGCACTCCGGCAAGGTCGGCGGCGGAGAAGACTTTCACGCCCTTGGGCATGTTCTCGGCGATACGGGCGACAAGCGCGGGCTCAAGAGAAACCATCAGAGCCCCTCCGTCCCTGAGCGGTCCATGATGCGCGGATTCCCCGAACTGGCAGAGGCCAGCGACGGGCGAGGCTGATCCTCGGTCTCCGGAACGCCGAGGCTGACAGAGCCACGGCTAATGCTCTCCAGCAGGCGACGGGCGTCCTCATAGCGGGTGCGAACCTCGTCCGGAGCGTCATCGCTATGGAGGCGATAGAAGACGATGTCCGGAGCGATCCGCGTCAGCACAGGGGACGCGCTCGCAAGGGGAAGGCGGTAGCGTGCGGCCAGGTATCCGTCGATCTCGGCGTCGGCGTCGGCAATGGCGCGCAGGAGCACGGCCTGGTCAATGACCTCGGCCATGCTCCTGTCGGTCAGCTGCACCAGTCGCTCTTCGCCGTAGCGATCGACTAATTCCTGCAGCGTGGTGTAGCTCATGCCTCGTTCACCACAAGCTCGGGATCAGCACGAAGGGCCGCTTCCTGCTCAGGGGTCGCTTCGACCTCTTCGGGCTCCGGATGGAACGGCCCGAGGCCAGCACGGAACCGGCGCGAGAGACTCTTGGTTCGCACCGCGAGCTTGACCAGGGCGGAGTCCTGCTTTTCGTCCTTCTTCTGAGTCTTTTTTTTCTCAGCCATCAGAGAACCTCCTTAGGCCACCCACGGCGAGACGACCATGTCGACCACGCCGAAGTTGGGGTTGGACGCGCCGTTGGCCAGGCGCTCGTTCTTGACGATCTCGATGGCCGCAGCGCGCAGGGACGGGGGGACAACCAGCACGGAGGGCTTGATGCCCAGCGGGCGGCCGCCGTCGGCTTTGGTGCTCATCATGGCGGTCATGGCGGAGCCGAAGTTGGCGGCGTCCAGAGTCTGGCGGCTCATGTAGGCCATCTGCCAGAAGCCGAAACCTGCGTTGCAGCGGTAGCGGATGCCGTAGCGATACTCGTCGCGGACGAACACGCCCTCGTCATTGGTCGCGGTCATGCTGTCGAGTTCCGGCTTGGTGCGCTCCTGGAAGATCAGCGGCTTGAGGGCTCGACCGGTGTCGAGCAGGTACCAGGGCTCACCGGGATCAACTTCGGGGACGTCCATATTGGACACGGTTTCAGCGGCCCCGGTCCCGTCAACCTCGGGGTAGATGGGGTGGTCAGTGTCGAAGTAGTTCTGCCCGTCGTAGCACAGGGTCGAAGCTCCGGCCTTGAGCAGGGCAAAGACCAGCTCGTCCGCGTGGGACATGGCGGCTCGGCCCATCTCGGAGAACAGCGGGGCGTAGATGCCCACGTTGTCGTCCTCGATGTCGGTACGCTTCACGCCGACCGTGGACTCGTACAGCTTGTTCTGGACCTGGTACGCCTGGGCGGCCATGTCCTTGATGACGCGGTCTCCGATCCACTCGCGCAGCTTGGGGAACTGCCCGAGCCAGCCGTACGTGTTCCCGGCGGACCCGGAGGGAACGACGGTCGCGACCTTCTGATAGTCGGTAGGGGTGTCGCCCAGCGCCTTGCGAAACGCGTCGGAGAACCCGGTGCGCAGCGAGGTGATAAGGGCGGGGGTAACGATAGCCATGTTCACTTACTCCTTTTCGGTGATGGATTCGATTTCAACGCAGCCGCGCGGGGTGATGCGGTAGTAGCTGCCGGTCGGCAACGCCATTCCCGTCTCGACAAGCACCTCACAAGCAAAGCGCACCTCCACTTCGGAGTAGCCGCTATCGTCTGCGACGTGCTTGACGGAAAGACCGTCGAGAGGCGGTGTCTTGGCGGTGCGAGACACATACAGCGCAGCCAACACGGCCGCGCGCACATCCTTCTGCCGCAGCGCGTGCGCCTTCACTTCCGCGAGGCGGTTAGCCATGCTGGACATCCTTCTTGGCCTGGGAAAACGCTT